GAGATTAGCTGCAGTCTCGTGGGCTCGGAGATGTGTATAAGAGACAGTCCCAGCTGCATTGCTTTTTCCACTGGTGCTCTGTTGTGTGTGTGTTGTGTTGTGTTGTATTTTTTTTGTTGGTGTTTCTTGTGTTGTGTATTTTATTTTTCTTTTTTTGTCGCGGTTTTTTGCGTGCTGTTTTGTTCTGCAATTTTTTGGCGCTTGTTTTTACTGTGGTTTATGCGCGTATATTTTTCTCTGTTTTTTGTCGCTCCGGCGTGTCGCGCTTTTGTGTGTGCTAGTATTAATAATGTCAACAAGGAAAGGATGGACAAAAAATGATTAGGCTTATTGACAACAACAATAAGGCGACCGAAGTCGATTACCAACACTGCGCATATACGGAGCGTCTTTCTTTTGACGCTCGTGACAAGGGGGGTTTCGCTCGTTGGGATATCGAGTTCACTGCCCTGAACCGCAAGGGTGAACGAATGCGGTTGTTTATCACGTCCGATCATGCGTGTCAGCATCTTTTCAAGCATGGTGGCGATACGCTGCGCCTCTTCGTGGAAACGTATGTTTACGACTCTCAGGGCCATTGCTTTGGCCGTTACAATCCGTTGATTGACTACGCTAGGCACTCAATCAACGTCGAAAAGATTCTTGCAGATACGGACGCTAATCGTAAGCGTCTTATCGACGAGGTCGGAGAATTGTTCTACGCGGCCTGATGTCTTGTTCCGGGCTTTTGGGCGTGAGCCTGTCAATCACGTCCGACAATCATGGTATTATATAAGTATCAGCCAAGGAATGTGGAAAGGATGGCGGTTGATATGACTGGTGTTTCTGTTCGTTTTGAGACTCGTGAGCTGGATGGGAGGGAGATTCTTGTTTTGCGTTATCGTTTAAAGAGGTCTGTGGTTGTAAGGTTTTTTATTGAAACGTATGACCCTTGTACTGGTGAGGTTTGTTCGGCTATGGATAATATGGGGGGTTTCGTTTATCGCCTGATGAGGTTTGTTGATGAGAACCCTGAGCGTTTTTTATCGCAAGGATTGAGGTGATGTGAGATATGGCTTCGAAAAAAAAAGTTGTTCCGGTGTTCGCTGTTCTGCGCTATTATGGTGATGGGAGATGTGAATGCGTGGCTGAGTGTAATGGTCATGCTCGTGCAGTTGGGGCCGTTGAATATTATGGCGGTGCTGACTCGTTGGGCGTGTATTATCGTATTGAATTGCGTTATAAGGTGGTGGAATCATGATAATGAAGATGAATTATTTTAGTGACGAAAATATTGTAGATTTGTTTAATAGTCTTTTGCCTGACAACTATTTTATCTATAGAACGGGTTTCACTGATATAAAGCCTTCTTTGTTTTTTAATGAGCCGGAATATTTCATCCCTGTCAGATTTTGTAGGAAGCATAAGGGTGTTATGAAGCGTATTGATGGCGATATTCATGTTTCAGTGCATTTCAATGAGCTCAGTTGGATGAGGCTGAATGTAGATTTATTACAGTGGAAGGGTGAATCGGATACCTTATGTATTGATGTGGAGTTTACCGAGTTCCGCGATTTTGATACGCTCAAGCGTGCTGTGTCGTATGATGCAAAGTGTTTAGCGAAAGGGTGTCCTATTGTGACTATGGAGGCAAGGATATAGAAAGATGAAGAGCAATGATGACCGCACGAATTGGTTCGACGATGGTATTCTGGACGATGATCGTATTCGTCGTGTCATTCGTGGCCGTCGTAGTCGCCTACATCTGCGAGAATACAACAAGGGTGAGGGCGATTGGGAGACGTTTTGTCGTAGTGTAGCGTTATTGAAAGGTTTTTACAAGCCACAGGGGGCACAAGTTGCTTTTGCGGACAGTATCGAACAGGCGGCGTATGTCTGTCTGTCCCTCAGTCCGTGGACATCCCGTGTAGGCGCTTTGTGTCGAACGCAGAATATCGAAATGCTATCTGGGCTTATTTACTGCCCGGCGTTAGTGGCATGGTGCGCGGTCTGTCACATCAAGGGCGCGACTTGCTATGAGATGTGCAAAATTTGGGACAATAATGAGTTCGCCCAGACTCTTGTCAAGATCGCATGTCGTTGTTTTGACAATCTGACCGACGAAAGCTATACTGATGAAGATATTGCAAGAATATCACAACAGCAACAATATCAAGATAAGGTGGTATAATTATGGCATATATTAAGCGAACTAGGCACTATTCCGTTGTACGCGGCGTTACGCGCGGCGAAAACGGTGAACTCATCGACGCTGAAGTGCTTGTCGACGGTGCTTGTCGCACAGCCGACATGGCGATGAAAAAAGCCCGCAAGATCAACAAGAACATGCTGCCCATGTCTGCTGAATACCATGCGCAGGTAACGTGCATGAAGGAAGAGGATTATTGGGCTAATTGCGAATTTGGAGATGATACCATTATCGACTATTCGGGGCCGGTTGGCGGCAACGTGGTTGAGGACGATATCATCTCCGAGGAAAATAATTAATAACCCCTATAAGGAAAGGCAACACTAATGACCGACAACGAACTGATCGCAGCAAGCGGCAACAATTTTGCGGCGAACGGCGCTAATGCTGTTTCGCATTTCTTCGACACCACTTCTATGGACGGTAAAATGGCGCTGTATAACGCCATACAGACCTCCGACAAGGTGGATGAACATCTCAATGAGCCATTGCATGTGACCAACGTGCTTGCACAGGCCATCGAGGTCGCTAATCAGGAAACGGGTGAAATCAATTCTTCTACCCGTGTCGTTATCCACGCGGAGGAAGGCGATTTCGCCGCCGCCTCCCCCACGCTGGCACATGCTTTCGGTAACCTATTCGCGATTTTCGGAACGCCGGACACGTGGAACCATCCGCTTGCTCTCAAGGTGGTGGAAAAGAAGAGTCGCCGTGGATTTAAGTTCTTCGACCTCGAACTTGTGCCGGAAGACAAGCGCAAGTAACGCGAATGTCCACATCATATGATAACGTGGTAATGTCCTTATAGGGACATTGCCGCCAAACTCGCCCTCCGTCGTTTCCATCCTTACGGCGGGGGGCGTTTCACACTCATAGGGGGGGCCGTGGCAAAACGTAAAAACAATCGACGTGCCAACAATCTGAAACGCAATGCCGCCATCAGATCGGCGCAGGTACGCCGAGAGCAAGCGGTCAGAGATTACAGTACCGGACACCTCCCCAAGCAAATCACCGAAACATTTTTGGGAAAGCTCAGCGCTCAACAGCTCGAACAGGTCGCACGACGTATCGGGCAGGAATTCGGAGAGAGGCAGCAGGCATTAAGGGCACGGGATAACGAACCGTATCAGGTTGTCCCCGATGTGCATATTACGAAACTTGATCGTGATCTGGAGGCACGTCCGCTGATTACCGACGCGGAAATCGCCGCCGCCCCGTCAAAACGGCGGAAGACATTACGGCAGCAGCAGCGGCGTCGTATTGAAGTACGGCAGAAAATCAAACGTGCCCAACAGTTCGAGGCGTTGAATCTGGCCCGTTACACTGTAGCCGAAATGCGAGAGATGGAACGTGCCGGAGAATCGCCATTGGATGTACTTGGCGTGCACTCGGTCGGCGGTTCGGCCCGCGACGAACTTACGCGCAATCGAGCCAATATACTCGGCTCAGATCGTGGAATCAGCCACTTACGTGCAATGACGAGAGAGGGCAGGCGCAACAGGGCGGAAGAACTTGTGCTCGAATACGCCGGACTTACAGGCCGAGCCAAATTGCAAGCCGGCACAAAGACGATACCCCAGAATGAGGGCACGAGCGACTTTGGCAAGGTTGAACAGCGACTAGAAGCGTTTGACCAAAATGTAGCCAGAAAATTTGCTTCCTTGTCGAATCGACAAAAACGATGGCTAATAAACAATACGAATTTCAGTGCCGTGGTGCGCGAAGCGGCATGGTACAATGACAAGACACACAAATGGGAGACTAAAGCAGACGCGGGAGATGTAGAGACCCGACTCGACGAATGGATAGCCAGCGCGACACGACGTTAAAAAAAGGATGGACAGAATCATGCGGGAGCGTCGAATAGCGACAACAGACGGCGCGACATTGTGCACCGATGACGGCGCGGAACCGTTGACGGCGAATAGCGTCATACGCCTTACCATGCTCGATCACCATACGCGCGTATGGTGCGCCCACGGATGGCAGGACATCAAACCCGTAGCCACCGAACTGTTGCAACAACTGCCATTGCAGTCGAATCCAGCTAAAGACGGCGTGTGGGGTACATTCAACATTCGCGGTCATTTCTACAGTTTTCGAGTACGAATGGGCGGCGTCACTGTAGATTTCCTGGACGTGCGCAATATCACGCGCGACGACGGCCTGAATGTTTCACGTGAAACATTCGGCGGCATGAACGACTTGGAAACCACATGGAATATCGCACAGGAATGCGCTGCACTGAACCTTAGGGGCACCACGATAGCGTCTATGGCAATGACCGACTATATCGACGGGGATTACGCCGGATTTCGGCGTCATTTTCCGCCGTTGACCAAAGAGGATTATCACCGGATGCGCCCCGCCTACTATGGGGCGATAGTATACAGTAAGCCGGGAGAATATCAGGACTGCCGAAGCTGGGATGTGAACAGTCTCTACCCGAGTATCATGCGCGACGCTCCCATGCCGACAGGCTCCCCCATATGGTACGACGGAGAATATCGACATGACGATGATTATCCACTACATATTGACGTCATATCGTTTGACGCAAGACTGAAACGAAAAAAAACGGCGACGCTCACAAATATCCTACCCGTATGGGGGTATGAGGGCGAACGTTTGGACAGTACGCTAGGCGTCGTCACCATGCCCGTAACCAATGTGGACTGGGAGACACTTACGGAAAACTATGATATGCACGTGTGGGAGCATGTCGGTGGCTGGAAATTCCGCAAATCGCATGGATTGTATTACAACTACGTAGACAAATGGTTTCACGTGAAACAGACCGCGACCGGAGAGCGCAGGCAAATGGCGAAACTGCTACTAAACTCGCTGGTGGGAAAATTCGGGGCCTCGCTCTACCGACCTCTACTGCATCCGAAACCATCTGTGGACGGTGGCGTGGATTTCACCGTGGACAAGCCTGAGTCGGCCAACAGTTTGGCATGGTTGCCGACCGCCGCTTATGTCAATGCCTACGGCAGACAGATACTATCCCGCGCCATGAATGCGAACAGCGGTCGCGTGCTCTACGCCGACACCGACGGCATGATATTGGAGGGGCTGGACGCGCCTATAGGCATCGAACCGGACGATCAGAAACTAGGCGCGTGGAAAAACGATCACACCTACAAAAAACTCCGTATCCTAGGCAACCGCAAATACTGCGGCTTGGAAACATGCGGCGATATTGTCATGCGCTTGAGCGGCGTGCATCGAACCGAACCTATCCCCTACGACGAATTTACAACCGGGTCGCACCACCTCAATGACGACGGCCATGTTTTCGTGCTATAATATTTGACAGCGGGGTGTGCGTCCCAAGTCGATTCGATGGCCCGACCGGCAGGCAATCGGTAAGACGATCGGTCGGATGTAGACGTGCGCAGCCAGCGCCCAGCGACGGCGAAGGAACCCGCACAGCCCAGCAATCTGGCACGGCAGCGTGATTGTTGCCGTGCCATCTACTTAAGAGGTGATTATGAACGATCCTGAAATCGACGACAAACCGAACACCACGCCCGACAGTGAACCAGACGCCTCCGCCGACGATAATACGCCGAACCCGGAACCTGAAACGCAGGACGACAACGAGCCGGAGGACGCGGGCGACGACAAGAACGCCGACATGGCTGATCGGCTGAGCGCTTTGGAAGCGACCGTGGCGGAATTGTCCAAAATCATCGAAGAAATGCGTGATGCAGCAGCGGACCATGTGTTGCATGACGGCCCCGACGACGTGACGCCGGACTCTACGGAAATGACCGACGACGACTATAACGGCATCTACAGCACGTTCGACGATCTATATAAGGACTAGTAATTAGAAAGGACAACCATCATGGCAACCACTCCAGTGGTGACGCCGAAGCAGCAGCTTCGCCCGCTCACCGAATTCAACAACTCCCAGATTCTCAATATGATTCGCAACGAGGCATCCCCCGAATATCAGCGCCGTATGCCGTCGGCCACTCAAATGAACATGGACCGCCAGATGGCCACCCTCATGTCCAGTACTCAGCTGAAGAACGAGTTTTACGCGGCGCTGGTGAACCGCATCGGCGGCACCTATGTGAACACATGGCGGTGGAATAACCCGCTCAGCGTTTTTCAGCGTGCATCTCAGGCGTATGGCGACACGTGGCAGGAAATCGCCGTGGGAATGCCGCTTGCCCAAGTATATGACCCGAATGCAGAATATCTCGGCGCAGATAATTTCCGTAAATGGAAGATCGACGTGGACTCGCTGTACCATCGTCTCGATTTTGCTCACTGGTATCCGGCGACCACGGACGACAAGACACTCCAGCGTGCATTCACGTCCGAAAACGGGTTGGCATCCCTCACCTCGCAGATTCTCACCTCTTGCTATAATGCAGCCGAAGTGGACTTGTTCGAGGCCATGTGCCACCAGTTCGTCGAGTATGCCAAGCTCGGCGGATACTGGCGCATCCACATGGAGCATGATCTCAACAACATGGGTTCGACGGAAACTGATGCACGTGACATGTTGCGGCAGATTCGCGCATGGGCTGACACGTTGAAATTCGTGTCCACTCGATACAATGCCCGTCATATGCCGACATTCGCCCGCCCCGACGAACTCGTACTGTTCTGCTCGCCCGAAGTCAAGTCGGCGCTTGACGTGCAGGGTCTGGCGACCGTATTCCAGCGCACGGACGCGGAACCGACTATCGACCGGATTATCGTCATCCCACAGGACCGTTTCGGCATGGACGGCGTACAGGCCATCCTGACCACCGACAAGTTCCTGATCGATATCCCCGTCATCAATGAGATGACCCAACAGACCAATCCAGTCAATATCAATTCGGTCAACCATTATCTGCATGTCCAGCATATTATCAGCGTGTCCGGCTTCGCCCCCGCCGTCATGTTCTGGACTGGGGCGGGTTCCACCGCGAACGTGGTGACTCCCGCCGGCACGACGGCCAAGACACCAACGTTCCAGCTTAAGCTCGCGATGTACGGCGGCGGCACGGAAACCCCGACGAACGTAGCACGTGGTGGCGCGGTGCAGGTCACCGCCGACACGTCCATCAGCAACGACGGTAAGGCCACGTTCCGCTCGGATGCGGTCGAATACGCCATTGGCGATACCGTTAAGCCGAAGAGCGATTACACGTACATTTCGCCCACCGGCGTGCTGGTAGTCGGCCTCGACGAACCGAACACCACTCTCCCGATCACCGCGACCGCTCTGTATACGAACCCGGCGACGCCGGAAGTGCCGGGCACCGTGTCCGCCGCCCTGGACGTGCCGGTGGTCGGTGATGGTGTCATTGGATTCAATCCGTCGATCATCGCATCCATTGCCGTAACCGTGCCGAACGTGACCACGGGCCATACGGTACAGGCGTCCGCCGTGGCGACCATGATCGACGGGCGTACCGCCGACGTGACCGCGCAGGCCGCATGGACATCCGGCACTCCAGAGAACGCTACCGTGTCCGAATCGGGCATGGTGTCAGGCGTCAAGGAGGGCGCGTCCGACATCACCGCCACGCTGTTCGGCGTGTCCGGCAAGGCCAGTGTGACCGTGTCTTAGTGGTATGATGAGAGGGTAGCCGGTTGGCTACTCTCTCTCACGGCGTGATGCAAGCAAGGCCCGGAGCGCAATCCACGTGAGCGCTCCGGGCCTTGCCGTACCGGAGGTCGGATTAATGATTAATGATGTGAACCCCTATGCGGAGGCCAGTTTTTCTTGGGCAGAATGGACGCCCAACACTACGCTGAAGCTCTGCCGTGTCCCATGGGATGCCTCATACCGTGATGTCGTCCGGTTTGTTTCACGTGAAACACAAAAGCAGTGGTTCGATCAAGTGGATGGCGTGGAATGCCGTCCGGCCACCATGCATATTTTCAACGCGCCCGCCCGTATCGAACTCCCGTTCAACGAGGCGTCGAACTGGAACTATCTCGTAGCCTATAACGACTATCCCGGTTTGGAAGGGCCGCGAGCATGGTATTACTTTATCCAGCACGTCGAGTACGTCAACGCCCATTGCACGCAACTGGTCCTGATGCTGGACGTGTGGCAAAGCTTCCAGCACGACATCACGTTCGGCAGTTGCTACGTGACGCGCGGCCATATCGGCGTGGCCAACGAACACCAGTGGGACGGTTACGGGCGCACCTATCTGGCACTCCCGGAGGGCTTGGACACCGGCAGCGAGATGGTAACGACGGCACAACGATACCATTCCATCATATCAGGGCAACATCTGGACACCGTGCATGGGAAATTGAATTGGGTCGATTATGGCGTGATCGTCGTGAGCACCACGGACTTAACCAAGTCTCCCGGCAGCGAAACAAAACCCGATCTGAACACGGCACCGGGCAGTGTATTCGAGGGTGCGACGGACGGATGCGCTGTCTATTATTGCGAATCACGACTGGGTTACGTGGCAAGCATCATGTCATACGGGGCAGCATACCCGTGGGTCACTCAAGGCATCTGCGCAGTCTATATGGTGCCGAAGATTCCACAGGATTACATCAATCGCTACGGTCAGGAGGTAACACAGATTTTAGGCCAGCCGATCAATGCACGGTGGGGGCGGGTCTATAGTTTCCAAAGCGGCATTGATTCGAATATGCGCTACGAGGACATCATGACGGTACCCGGTTTCAGAAATCTTTTTAAGATTCCGCAACGATATCGCAATCTCCACAAGCTATACTGCTATCCTTATTGCGTCGTGGAATGTAGCTGCCTCAACGGCGCGACGGTCAATTACAGGCCGGAAGACATTCAGTCCGATGATCTCGTTATTCGAGAAACGTACACATATGCCCCGTCCGGTACGCGAATCAATTTCTATGTTCCCGGGTACAATGAGGCCGGGGCGGACACGTTGAACCCGATTCAGATCAATAACCGAGGGTACGGCTTGCCCATTGACGGCGGCGAAATGCTTAACGCCAGTTTCGGTATCACTAATCTGCCGCATTTTTCCGTCGTCAATAATGGCGGTGCGCTGGCTGTGGCGAACAGCGCGTATACTCGTGCATATGCACAGGAGTCTGCGCAATGGACGCGCCAGAAAGCGCTGGCGTCGGCGGATGTCGCCAATTCCAACTCGATGTGGCAGCGCGAATACGCCTCACGTCAAACTAACCTGGCCAACGAAAACCGCACCGCGAATAATGCCATTACGGCAAACTCGCTGAACCAGTCACTTGCCGTCAGCCAGAACCAAACCAATCAGATGGCCAGCTTGCAGGTGGAACAGAACATCAGGAACAACAACCTCAACGGCATGGCCGGCATTATCGGCGGAGGATTGAACGCCATCGTCAACCGCGACCCGCTAGGCGCGATAAACGCGGTCGGCGGCGCGTTCCTTGGCTCTGCGCGGACGGATATAGCTAATCACGGCATCAATTCATCGGCTGCCATTTCCAATTCCACGGCGGCAGCGAGTACGGCCAATCAAATTGCCACCAACGCGGCGGCCACCTCGCAAGCCAACGCTTACGCAAGCGGGGCGACCGGGTTGAGCAATCAACTCAACGCCATCACATCACAAGCCAATTATGGACTGGCCGCTTACGCCGCCCAAGGCGATTACCAGAATGCCATCGCGGGCATCAATGCACAGGTACAGCAAATGCAATTGACCCCGCCAACCACCTCGGGTGCACTCGGTGGCGATATGTTCAATCTCAGCAACGGCATTATGGGCGTACTGGTGCGGTTCAAGACGTGTGCGCCGAGCGCGTTGCGTGCGGCGGGTGAATACATGCTGCGTTATGGGTATTTTGTCCAACGTTTCATCACCCCGCCCCCTTCGTTGGAATGTATGACGAAATTCACGTTCTGGCAGATGCAGGAAGCGTATGTGAGGGGTATGCTGCCCGAAGAATATCGCCTGACCATCAAAGGCCTGTTCGAACGGGGCGTGACCGTATGGCACAAGCCGGAATACATTGGCGTGACGGACTGGGCGGATAATGAACCTCTGCCGGGCATCAGCTATGAGTGATACAATAACAATATGAGTAGGTCTAAAAAGAGTCGAATCGGCGGTGCGCTGCATCCTCGCGGCAATTACGCGAAAACACGTGCCGCCACACTCGACGACATGTATCTTCACTTGCTGATGGAATTGGCGTTGAACCGGTTCAGCTGGCGTGGACTGCCCCCCACCGTGGACGAGCGCTGGCTGGAGATATGTCTATGTGAATACGGGTGCGCACTGTTTTTTGAAGACAAGCGCATCGGCAGATTCCTTGCCACGCAGGCCGGATATCAAGGGCGACTGAACGTATACAACAATCCCACCATGTTCGAGCCGGTAGGCGTCAACTACCACTACCGGCAGCTCAAGGCCGGAGTGGAATGCATTCCGATCTGGGATAACCGCATGCGCGTCGGATTCAAGCCGACGTTATGGCAGTACGCGCGACGCCTCGCTGATATCGATAAGGCGTATGACGTGAATCTGGAGAGCCTGAAACTACCGACCATCATTACAGCCGACCAGCGTACGAAACTTACCGTCCAGAACATGTTGCAGCAGCGGCAAGACGGTCAGGATTATATTATCGGATATGATTCGCTGGACCCCGGTTCGATGTTTCAACCGTGGCCCAACACTACGCCTTATCTACTGGATAAATTCATTCAGCAAAAAACTCAGGTGACCAATGAGGTATTGGGGTACTTGGGTATCCAATCCAGTGGCACCGAAAAAAAAGAGCGGCTTATCTCCGACGAGGTGGCTCAGGCCAATGAAAAGGTGGACGTGTTTCGATTGAGTTTCCTCAAGGCAAGGCAGGCGGCGGCGACCGAAATCAACCGGTTGTGGCCGCAGCTTGACATTTGGGTGGAATACGCCGACGCGCAGTCCTCCGGCGTGCCTAACGCACTCCAGTCCGACAAGAGCTATTTTGAGACAACCAGCACTGACATGCCGGCACCGGAGAACAATGGTATCGGGGGAGTACTATGACACAGGATTTTACGGCTTATGCAATGGAAACGCCCGGCGAGTACACCGAAACCCTCGGCAATCTCATTGCGCTTGGATACGATACGGACGATAAACTTCATCTGTCCGTCGACTATTATCCGATTTATGACGAAAACCATCGTGCCGGACTGAACGAGAAAATCATCCGTCATTACGCGCTGAGGGAGATCGGACAGGAAACCGCCCAGCAATTCATCTTTTACCTAGGCACGACGATGGCGGAAATCATGCCTTATTTCAACGAGCGCTACAAAACGCTCGACATGGAATACAATCCGCTGCAATCCGTGGACATGACGACGGACAGCGAAAACGGCAGCGAATCCCAATCGTCCAGCAAGGCATCCAGCACTCAGGACTCGACCAGCAGCAGCAGCAGCAAGTCAGATAATGCCAGCACCACCACGTCAAAAAGCTTTGACAGTGACGTGCCTCAAACCGGTGTCGTAGGCGATTTCGCACGATACGCCTCGCACGCAAACGAATCACAGGCGGACAGCAGCGGCACCGCCTCCAGCTCACAGGACTCGGCCAGTCACGCCACATCACACAGCGCGACCGACTACCAGCATGATGCAAGCAACTCCAAGGGCAAAAGCCATGTGAGCGGCAGAAGCCAGAGCGCCATGAGCCTCGTACAGGAATACCGGAACGCCATTATCAACGTGGACATGGAGATCGTGCGCAGCCTTGAGCCATGTTTCATGCAATTGTGGGGGTCATATGATACTATTTTCAGCAACTGCCATTATGGAGAACGGGAGTAATCATGGTGACTATTAACGCTCTGATCCCACGGCAACGATTGTTCAACGGGGTGCCTACGTCCGTGCCGTTCACGTATCGCGACGGGTTGACGACACTACAGTTGATCGAATGTTTGCGGCATAACCTCGATGCCTTGCAGTCCGACTTTAACGCGCTGGCTGATTCGGTAAACACGGCGATTGACAACAATAATCGGGACATCAAGGACATGGCCGACAATCTACTCAGACAGATGGCCGTACTCCGTGAGGAACTTATACAGCTTATCAAGCAATCACAGGTGACCGGTGTCGCGTGGTCCCCCGTGTACGGCAGGCAGGATGCCTTGCAGACGGTGCTTGACGGCATGTATGACAATACGCGCAATCACGCTCTGTTCTGGGGTGATTACGATAACATGGAACTTCAGGCGTCCGCGTATGACGCTCTGGGGCTGTCGGCCCGCGATTATGATCTGCGTGCCACCGCCGTCGACAATTGCGTGCCGGGCGACTTTCCGGGGCGCTCCCAATTCCCCTACGGCAAGAGCGTTTCCGATGGCAAACCGACTGATAACTAAATGCACTCACAGAAGAAAAGGATTATCATGGCCAGTATCAAAAAAACACCGCACTATAATCTCTCCCAGTTTGGGGACAGCGCGGAGGACAAACCGTCATGGCGAGGCGACTACACATCAGACATGAGTAAGATCGACTCGCAAATGTATCGCAACGAAACGGATGCGACAGCCGCGACATCTACCGCGAGCACTGCCAAAAACACCGCGGATAACGCGTTGGCATTGGCGAAAACCAACGAATCGAATATCAGCAAACAGGAGTCATATTTTACCGCGCTCGGCGTCACGTCACAGCAAACGGCGCAATCCCTGATGTCCACCATCAACGGCAAGGCGGAAAACACCACGGTCACCGCCCTACAGGGCACGGTATCCGGGCTGTCCGACACGGTAGGCGGCAAGGCGGACGCATCCAACGTGTACACCAAAGCGCAGGCGGATACGACGTTCACCAAACAGGGCGGATATTCAGGCACGGCACAAGCCCTCGATCAGCGTATCAGCGCAAACGCGACTTCTTTATCTGACCTCAAGGCGTGGACTACGGCGTTCTCTAATGAGTGGCAGGACCTCGGGGAGTTTACCTACACATGTCAGCCATCGTCTGCAATAGGGGTAGATGCTCGCTCAGACATCCAATGCTCCTACAACGAAAAAATCGATGCAATCAAGATGTTTGGCATGTTCGCAGTACATCCAATCGCCGGGAAATCACAAAATTTCACGTCATTGTCCGTCGTGTCAAAAAACACTCTGCCCGCCTCCATGAGACCAAGCTCCGACATGCACATGGACGCGGCTCTTGCGCTCTGCATGAACGGCATTGATTCGACGGGAGCCGGGTCCTATTCCGAGATCGTTTCGCTGCCGTGTTGCGTGACGGTAAAAACGACGGGACATGTATTGCTGGGACAGCTTTCGGGAAAGGGTCGGTATAGTGACACGATCTCTGACCACGCGCGCCAATCCTTCCGCGTGCTGATGCCCGCATGCATGTATATCATGTAAAATTTGGCGACTGATTATGACAATCATACCCCATAGCAAGCGCTATGGGGTATGTTGATATTATGGACAATATCGCATACTACGCCATGTATGTTATCGGCACCGTGGAATCAAACCACGATTGGGGTGCTTGCAATTACGTTGACGCCATCACTATGGGCATGATGCAATGGTACGGGACACGTGCCCGCGATCTCTTGGAGCGAGGACATGCCGCCGACCCCGACGGATGGAGCACGTTCGCCGCAGCCGCGCCCACGCTCGCCCAGCAGGTGCAAGACAATACCATTAACTGGACGACACGCTACCTGACCACGGCGGAAGGCAATGCGTGGAAAACTTGGGCGCAACGCAAACAAAACCACATATTTCAGGAAGCTCAATGGGAGGATGATTGGAGGGGATACGTGTCCACTATGGACAGATACGGATTCCCGGCGGGCAATGCGAGAGAGCGCATACTGTGGGCGAGCGCCTATCATCAGTCTCCCGCGCGGGCGCAGCGCGTACTGGCGTCATGCTCTGCGACGGCCACGCTCGAACTATTGTACACCACCATTCTGGCGGACGGGGTGCTGGGGCGGTATCGCAATCGATATACCACCGTCTATAATCTGCTCAAAGCATGGGACGGCACGTCCGCGCCGCCCGACTTTGGCCAAACCTCCAACCCATCGGACACACCGGGCGGCGATCACCCCGGCATCGAAGGCAGTCCGGCGAGTACCGCATGGATACAATTGCAGGGTGATAATCTCATCTACCGTACAGACGACACTACGGCAATATTTGTCAAAAGCTCGGCACAGACATGGATGTACAAGACCTCCGAATCGACCAAACCGGGCGGCGGCCAGACCTCGGGCGGGTCAAGCTCCGGCAGCAGCAGCAAAGACGCCCAGCGCGTCGTGGAGTGGTTGCGGGCACGAATCGGCAAATACGCCTACTCGCAGGGCGGCGGACGACTAGACCCGGACAGTTCCGGCTACGGTGACTGTAGTTCGGTATGCTGGAGGGCGTACCAGAATGTGCTGGGCATTGATGTGGGCACATGGACAGGGGCCATGGCAGGCAAAGGCAGTCGCATATGCGGCAGTTCGGACACGTCCATAGCTCACGCCATCACCAAGGCTCATGCAGCCGATCTGCTCTTGCTGGACTGGGGTGCATACACACAGGCATGGGATCATGTAGAGATGTTCACTGCGGACGGCAAGGATGAGACGTTGTCTCACGGCGGACCCGGGCACGGGCCGAACTTGCGTGTGGCGTCGGACGCGATGCATAGGGCGAGTCGGTGGGAGATACGTCGATATATCACCGACTAGCGCACCGCCGAACCGGTAGACATCCCCCGTTTTTTCCATGTTCCGTGATATAATGCATGGCATGAAGAGGATTCTTGACGAAAATGACTATTACGACTATGGTCGTGTCCTCTCGTATCATGCTCCGTGGATGTTCGTTATAGGCGCACGTGGCCTCGGGAAAACCTATGGTGCCAAAAAACTGGTCATAGGTGATTGGATTAAAAAACGATGGCAGTTCGTTTATCTGCGTCGCACCGCCGAAGAGCAGAAAAATAAGGGTACGTGGTTTGCGGACATTGCGGAACGATACCCGGAATTGGAATTTCGCGTGTCCGGCAATCAGGCCGAATGTCACTGGCTGGACGATAGAGATGCTACCACTGACAAGCATGGTAAGAAACGTCCCACATGGCATATCATGGGGTACTTCATCGCCTTATCACAGGCCGGACAGGTGAAGTCGGTGGCCTACCCCAAGGTGCGCACTATTGTTTTCGATGAAATATTCCCAGACAACATGCGCTACCTTGGCGGAGAGGTCACGGCGCTGGAGGAGTTTTATAATACGGTTGATCGGTGGAACGATAGGGTGAGGGTTATCATGTGCAGCAATGCAGTAACCCTTGCCAACCCGTATTTTTCGGCATTCAATATCAATCTGAAACCGCAGTTGGACAATCACACGCAATATCAACGGTATTGTGACGGGTTTATCATGGTGGAATTGGCCGATTATGGCGGGTTCAGTGCAAAGGTTGCAACGTCGGAGTTCGGACAATTTTTACGCAAATATGACGAGAATTATGCGAATTATGCGATCAACAATGATTTTAGAAACAACGTTAATGCTCTCATCAGTGATTTCAGTAACGCCGGCTACGCATTCACGCTAAGGACTACTGAATATGGCGTGTTTAACGTATATCAGCAATTAAGCGACATTGACGAGGTGCTATATATCATCACAAAAAAGCAGCCTAAAATCACTAGAGATTTTACGTTTGATTATCGACTGGTTGACAGTGATTGTATCATGCTCAAGCGCTCCGACGACATGACACAGAAAATATTAAACGCTTATCGTGTAGGCAGACTACGCTTTGAAACACCGCAAATAAAAGCGGAATTCAGCATGATTCTTGGTGGCCTATTGCAACAATCAGGAATAAGAAAGTGAGGGAATATTCATGCCAATCCATGAACTGATTACAATCGGCATCGTGTTTCTACTGGTGCTGATAGACTATATAACCGGCGTAGTGAATGCGATCATGCACGGCGAATTGTCCAGCGTAAGAATGAGGCAGGGACTCGGCCATAAATTCGCCTATCTGGCGGTGATCTGCGTCGCATTGATTGTAGAATACGGTTCGGACTACATCAATCTCGGAATCGAGCTGCCCGTATTCCTCCCCGTATGCGCCGGCATCTGCCTTATCGAAATCACATCAATCATGGAGAATTGTGTAAAAATCAACCCCGAACTATCCGACTCGAACATTCTCAACATTTTCAACATCAAAAGGGGAAAAAACGATGACAAGGAAAATTAAGGCAAGCGCATACGGTATAATTGTCGCAATCACAGCACTGTTGCTGGCATTCGCGCCATCCGCGAACGCGGCAAACATGCTCGACGTGTCCAGTTGGCAAACCGGTATCAACGTCACCACGTCCGGGGCGCAGATCATCGTAACCAAAGCGACCGAGGGAGTCGGATACGTTAACCCGGATTGTGGCCGGGTCGTCCGTGACGCTCTTGAGGCAGGACAGGGCGTAGGCGTCTACCATTTCGCACATACCGAAAATGACCCCCGGCGCGAAGCCCGATACTTCATCAGTCATACGCGCGAATACATTGGTAAAGGTATCGTGCCTATCCTCGACTGGGAGCCATCCCGCCCGTGGGATACCAGTTGGGCGCTCACATGGCTGCGCACCGTGGAATCCGCATGGGGCACCAAGCCAATAATCTACACATATCAGTACGTAGAAAACACCTACAACTGGAGCAGCGTGGTAGCGGGCAACTACGGTCTATGGATTGCCGCATATACACGAGGGAAAACGCCGATCTACGGCTTCAACCCACCAAACAGGCAGCCCACACTACGACACTGGCCGTTCGCCGTCGCATGGCAGTACACGGGCAACGGGCATCTAAAAAACTGGCGCGGACCACTCGACCTCAGTGTAGTGTACGGCGATCTCAACACATGGTATGCATACGCAGGCAGCCGCCCGACCGCTTCCAGCACGCCTAAGCCCACGCCCAGGCCCGTGGCCAAGCCGCAGCCCAGTACACCGGCTGTCAATTGTGTCGTCATCCAAAGAGGACAATATGTAAGTATGTTCTGGAAGGATTGGTGGAACGTTACCGTTCCTAGCAGGAACCCGTCAATCGTATACCCCGGAGATAAGGTCTGTCATCGCAGAAGCACCACCACTACCACCGCCACCGCACACCGCGCACACCGCACGTACGTGGTGCGATCTGGCGACACACTATCGAGCATCGCCGCACGGCTCGGAGTCAGCATATATAGTATCAAGGGGTATCGTTCTGGGAATATGAATCTCATCTACCCCGGAGAAATACTTCACTACTAATTCCCAAACATGAACAAGCCCCGCAAACTGCGGGGCTTGTTCATTGCGCGACACTCATCAAATCACACAAAACTTTCTCCATAAGTCCTATAAAATTCCTTAAAATCAAAACCACGACAATACTTAAGACCATCATCTAAATCAACAAAATCCATCACCGGAACCCAACGGCCACACATACCGTCATACATCTGAAATTGAAAATCAACCCCACAATAACCGCAAATAGCCTTACGCCATCCTTTCCACATTCCTTGGCTGATACTTATATAATACCATGATTGTCGGACGTGATTGACAGGCTCACGCCCAAAAGCCCGGAACAAGACATCAGGCCGCGTAGAACAATTCTCCGACCTCGTCGATAAGACGCTTACGATTAGCGTCCGTATCTGCAAGAATCTTTTCGACGTTGATTGAGTGCCTAGCGTAGTCAATCAACGGATTGTAACGGCCAAAGCAATGGCCCTGAGAGTCGTAAACATACGTTTCCACGAAGAGGCGCAGCGTATCGCCACCATGCTTGAAAAGATGCTGACACGCATGATCGGACGTGATAAACAACCGCATTCGTTCACCCTTGCGGTTCAGGGCAGTGAACTCGATATCCCAACGAGCGAAACCCCCCTTGTCACGAGCGTCAAAAGAAAGACGCTCCGTATATGCGCAGTGTTGGTAATCGACTTCGGTCGCCTTATTGTTGTTGTCAATAAGCCTAATCATTTTTTGTCCATCCTTTCCTTGTTGACATTATTAATACTAGCACACACAAAAGCGCGACACGCCGGAGCGACAAAAAACAGAGAAAAATATACGCGCATAAACCACAGTAAAAACAAGCGCCAAAAAATTGCAGAACAAAACAGCACGCAAAAAACCGCGACAAAAAAAGAAAAATAAAATACACAACACAAGAAACACCAACAAAAAAAATACAACACAACACAACACACACACAACAGAGCACCAGTGGAAAAAGCAATGCAGCTGGGACTGTCTCTTATACACATCTCCGAGCCCACGAGACTGCAGCTAATCTC